GTAAAGTACATAAGAATGCTACTAACCCCCATTTCAAGAAATCTTATGCAGATATCAATAGTATCCTAGAGACTGTTGAGCCTATCTTATTACAGCATGATCTACTTTTGCTACAGCCTATAGATGGTGGTAGTGTTTGTACTCAGCTTGTTTGTATTTATACTGGCTTTTCTATCAGTAGCTGTATGGCACTTGACTTAAATCTAGATGCTCAGAAGCAGGGTAGTCAAATTTCTTACTTCAGAAGGTACACCATCCAAAGCTTGCTAACTTTGCAAGCCACAGATGATGATGGCCACGTAGCATCTACTGCAAAGCCTAAGATAGATGCAAAGAGATTTACTGAGGCTATTAAGACTATATCAGATGGTAAGTTTACCATAGAGAAGTTAAAGGATAGCTTTGACCTTACAGAAACGCAAGAGAAAGCATTACTATTAATACCTGTAATATGAAAATTAGATGCAGTGCTATAGGTAAGATAATGACCTCATCCAAAACTAAAGGGGAGGTACTATCACAAACAACTAAAACGTATATCCAGGGCTTAGCCCTGGCACACGTTTATGGTATCAGAAAAGAGTTTACTAGTAAGTATACTGATAAGGGTAATGAGTGCGAGGATATGTGCCTCAGCTTTGTAATGGAGCAGATAGACAAGGGCTTTATATTTAAGAATGAAGAGCACTTCACTAATGAGTGGCTAACAGGTACTCCTGATGTGGTTACTGATCAGGTGCTAGTAGATGTAAAGAACTCATGGAGTGGCAGCACGTTCCCTTGGTTTGATACTGAATGCCCTAACAAAGAGTACTACTATCAGCTCCAAGGGTATATGTGGCTAACTGATAAGCAGGAAGCACTACTATGCTACTGCCTAACCAATACACCACATGCTATCGTAGAGCAGGAGGTAAAGAGTGCTCACTATAAGTTAGGGCTAATGGAGGAGAGTTTAGATCTTAGAGACCAGGTGCAGAAACAGCACAGCTTTAATCATATCCCTGATGCTAAAAGAGTAAAGACCTTTGTAATACAAAGAGATGATGAGGTGATAGAGCAAATTAAGGTGAGGGTAGAACAGTGCAGGGATTATTTTAACGAACTAATAAAACAACTATGATAATTTTACTATCAATACTACTAGCTCCAGCAGTCGTTTGGGGATGGGCAGTAACTATTTTATGGGTACAAGACTATTTTGGATTTGATGATTAATAATAACTAAAAACAAGTAAAACAATGGAAACTAAAATTAACACAGGTGCTATCTTTAAGAACGACAAAAAGACAAGCGAAACTCACCCTGACTACAAAGGGAAGGTAAATGTAAACGGTAAAGATATGGAGGTAGCTCTATGGTTAAAAGAAAGTAAAGCAGGTACAAAGTACTTTAGTGCTACTTTCCAAGAGCCTTATGTGAAACCTGAAGCTAGAGTAGTAACTGATGAGCAGGATGATGATTTGCCATTCTAAATAATATTACTATATTTGGGCCATGATATTACTAGCCCTTATACCTTTAGCTTGGTGGTTTGTTACTTTTGAGCCACTGCAAGCAACTTTTAACTACTTATTCAAGTATAACACCAGGTACCCATTAGCCATACATATACACTCTGCTTTAGGATGTATTAAATGTGTGGCTTTTTGGCTTACTATATTTTGTACCTTTGATTTTATCCTGGCTTGTCAGGCTGCACTGCTTGCTTATATACTAGATGAATGTTTACAGAAGCTGAGATAGAACTAATTGATAATATAGCTAAGATGCCTGATAGTGAAAGGTATACTAAGTACAGCTGTATTAAACTCTACAAAATTAAAGAGAAATACGAAGGTAGACAGCCTAGGGAATGCTTTTGTGCATCAGTTAGGAGGAGGATATGGTCCAAGGACTTTATGCAATGGTATGAAAAAAGCCTTAGACAAGTACATTAGCAGCAACTATGCTGAGGTGAGGGCATACACTGCCTACTTCCTATCTAAGATGGGGAGCTACATAGACGCTGATACTGTCATAAACAACTCCTACCTTCACGTAGTTAATATAGATGGTGATCCTGATAAGGTGAAAGGTTATCTACTAAACACAATTAAGTATCAGATCCTGTGGAGTACATCAAAGAGTCACCGGGATGATAAGATAACAGCCATTGAGCACCCCAATACTGAGCCTGTAGATGATGATGATTTGGTGCATAAGCTTAGGGAGGATAAAGCCTACTCTTTTAATAAGGGGTTAATAGAGATCTATAGGAATGAGATAACAGATAAGATACAGCTAATAGTATTTGAAGCTTACATTGATAAGGGGTATATTACTAGTAGAGCTATGGCTATTTATTTCGGTATTACTCATACCTCAGCTTACTACCTAATAAAGGAATTGAAACAAAACATAAACAAATTACAATATAGGTATGAAACCGAGCCAAGTTATTAGTATCTTTAGCCTGTTAATAGCTCTGAGCTGTGGACTTGCTTTGTTTTGTTTAGACTATGAGTGGGCCAGTAGAGCTGCAGGGTTATGGATAGCTTTTTATTATACATTTTTAATTTTAACACAGTATGAAGACAAAGAATGAACACCTAGGTACGTACATTACTACCTACAATGGCAACTATGAGACCACAATAGAGGTCACAGAAGAGATGGCTAATGAGCATAAGTACTATACCTCGATTGGGTTAGGTTACTTATTTGAAGAGAGCACTCCTAAGGTAAAGTATAAAGGGGTAGAGAACGATAAAGATGCCTAAGCCTAAACTGATAGAAACTCCTGAGAAGTTAATGGAGATATTTGAGGCTTACAAGGATCATTGTGCTGCTAACCCCAGGACTAAATGGGTGCTGTCTCAAAAGACTGCTGAGATGGTAGCAGAACCATTAAGGGTACCTTTGACTAATGAGGGCTTTGAGATATTTTGCTATAATAACTACAGTGATGTGCACCATTATTTTGATAATACTGATAACAGATATTCTGAATATAGGACAGTCTGTTCGCACATAAAGAAAGAGATCCGTAACGATCAGATCACAGGAGGAATGGTAGGACAGTTTAACCCATCCATAACTCAACGTCTCAATGCATTAAAAGAGCATACAGATGTAACCAGTGGTGATGAGAAGATATCAGCTATCACTGTTACTATAGTTAAGTAGTAGTAGTAGTATAATAATAATAATAACAATATACTCTCTGAGAGGGGGGTAGCTTTGCTATGGATATAAAAGCGACTGCAATCTTTGAAAAGAACTATGATGCCATAGCAGGAGATAAACGCTTCATAATTAATGAGGGTGGTAGTAGAAGCTCTAAGACTTACAGCCTTTGTCAGCTCATGATCATCTACTGCCTGCAGAATAACAATAAGGTGGTGTCAGTGATACGTAAGACCTTCCCTGCCCTACGTGCTACAGTGCTCAGAGACTTTATAGAGATACTAAAAGATATAGGGCTGTATAAGCAGGAGATGCATAACAAGAGTGAGCACATCTATACCTTTGCTAATGGATCTATGGTAGAGTTCTTTAGTGTAGATGATGAGCAAAAGATAAGGGGTAGGAAGAGAGACATAGCCTGGTGTAATGAAGCCAATGAGCTGTACTTCGATGACTTCACTCAGCTCAATATGAGAACTGAGGACAAGCTTATCTTTGACTATAACCCTAGTGATAGTGCATCCTGGTTATATGAGCTACCTGCTGAGGAAAGCATAAAGATAAAGAGCACCTACAAAGATAACCCATTCCTACCTGATAGTATCAAGGCTCAGATAGAGGATTTAGCTAGAACAGATGAGGCACTGTATCAGATCTATGCCCTAGGTGAGAAGGCTATCAGTAAGAGTAACATCTATAGTCAATGGACCTTTGTAGCTCATAGGCCCTCAAGGTTTGTTAAGTATGTATATGGATTAGACTTTGGATACAATCACCCCACAGCTTTGATGAGGGTGTACTACTGCGACAATGATATCTACATAGAGCCTGTGATATATGAAAGCTACCTAACCACTACCATGCTCATTGAGAAGCTAGCAACCCTCAACATAGAACAAACGGTAACCATCTTAGCAGATTACTCTAGACCTGAAATAATACAGGAGATGAACATAGCAGGGTATGATGTGCAGAATGCAAACAAAGTAGTTAAGAAAGGCATAGACAACCTTAAGACCTTCGGAGTATTTTGCCAGGATGATAAGGCCATAAGGCGAGAGTATGAGAATTACAAGTGGAAGAAGATAGGAGATTTTATAACTGACGAACCAGTCAAGCTATTTGATGATGCAATGGATGCCATCCGTTATGCCACTACTCACATAAGGCAGGAGTACTACACTGATGATTCATACTATGCATTCTGATATACTACATAAGATACAAGTGGTGCAGGCATACATCCACCATAAGACAGGCAAGAATGTTAGGATAGTATTCAATAGACCTGATAGGATGCAGCTGCACCTTCAGCTACTAGATCAAGCTTATGCTGTGGCTATGGCTGAGTTCAAAAACAAATAATCAAATCTAAATAATATAGGTATGGCAATAATTAACATAGCAAGGGCACAACCTCTGATGCCTGCATACAACCCTATCAAGTTCATCTATGATAGCTCAAACAACAACCTACAAGGGTTTAAGTATATCTTTGATATCTATCAGAGTGGCACGCTTAATAAGATAGCTGAGTACAGGGTGATGCCAGTATATGGCACAGGGTATGGTGAGGTAGATTTGTCGAAGCTCTTACAGGCTCAGGTAAGCTATGACCTTAACTTGACTAACACCTCAGTATACAACGCAACTAACAGCCACTATCAGTATGATGTAAAGGTAGGGGAAGAGTATCTTACTACCACCTTATATATTGCTAACTTAACTAACAATGCAGGCAACGTACAGATAAACGTGGTTAATACATTTGTAGCAGGTGACCAGGTTAATATTACTCAGGCTGATTTAGGTGTAGCCAATCCAAACTTAGAGGGGCTGTTCACAGTTCTATCTGTAGGGGTAGGCTTCCTAGTAGTTAGCTCACCATTTGCAGCTGTAACTGATATAACTATCAATGGAGCTATCACTTATGCAGATGGTAGAAAGACAGTAACTAGGGATATCATCACAGCTATTAAAAACTTTGTATTCAACGGAGCCATCAGATGGGTAGAGTGGCCTGTATATGACTATGATGATTTTATGCTCAACAATTTTCAGGATAGATTTTTAACCAACCTACCACCTTCTAACTTCTATGCTACACTATCCCAGGATCTATGGGTTAATGCTGTAGCTAATAACTCACCCACTTCCCCTGACACTATGTTCTTTCAAACTAGTGATGGTGACACCTTCGAGAAAAATGTAACAGCTACAGAGCATGTTAGTGGTATCTCAATAGGCCCTAACAACTATGGTGTACTATCTGTAGTATCAGGTGCCCTCCCAATGATTAAGCCTACCACTGAATGGTACACAGTACGCTATGAGAGGAATGGCTTTCCAAGCTCTAAGCAATACAAGGTGAACTTAGATAGGAGGGTAAGAACAGTAGAGCACTCTATCTTATTCTTAGATCGTATGGGCTCATGGGGTAGCTTTGCTTTCACTGGAAGGGCATACACTACAGGCAACGTGACACGTGAGCAATTCAACAAGGATGTGCCAGGATACGTTGAGACTGCAGGTATAGATAGATGGTTGTATGAAACTACTGAGACAGGTATGACTAACACTTATATCTCTACTGATACTACCATAGCACTCAATACTGATTGGATGAACCAAGACATGGCTCTATACTTCACTGAGTTAATCAGCTCACCTAACACCTACATTAAGATTAGCAACTATGATGCAGATTGTGAGCTGCCTGAGAGTGAAGAGTATGTAAGCTGCACTATAGTCACTTCTACCTTTGAAGAGTTTAAGCAACGTAATAAGAATTTAATAAAGCAGAGCATAGTAGTTAAGTTGGCTAACAACAATATAGTAAACTCTTAAGATGGTAAGGATACAATTAGCAACAGGCTACTTAGATGTTAAGGAGGGCACAGCCTTCCCTTTGAATTTTCAGGTGGGAGATATTAGGGATATATCTAAGAGACAAGGTAACTACTCTAAGACCATCACTCTTACCGGTAGCAAGAATAACAACAACCTACTCAACCACTACTATGATGTGAATATAGTGGAGGGCACGTTCAACATCAATGCTGTTACTACAGGATCAGTTATTCAGGATGGTATACCAATTATGGAGGATGTATCTATACAGCTCACCTCAGTTAAGAAGGCTCAGATGACTGATGGCTATGAGGAGCACGTGGAGTATGAGGTATTGATTAAGGATAGTAAAGCAGATTTATTTACAGCCATAGCTAACAAGGAACTAACTGATATAGACTTCAGTGATTTTAACCATACCTATGATGCTCTTAATGTAGTGTCTAGATTTAGTAACACGATAGTAGATGGCTTCAAGTATTTTCTACCATCTAACTCAGCCTACATCTATAACACTCAGGAGTTTAAGCCTGCTATCTTTGCTAAGGTTTATTTTGATAGAATTTTCGCTGATGCTGGCTTTACTTATGATTGGCCTACCATTGCCTATGATAGATTTGACAAGCTCTTTATCCCTTACAATGGAGGGGTAGATAACTTTGACTATAATGACTATTTGGTTAAAGCAGAGAAAACAGTGACTGCTACTATTAATTCTAATCACAACTGGGCAGGATTTACCAATATAGGTACAGCTAACATTACTACTCCACTTACTTTAGTAGCTATACCTGGTCCATACACTGAGCTAGAAGATCTACAAAATATCTTTAACCCTGTAACAGGTGTATACACTACACCCTTTATCATAAGCTCACTTAATGCTCAGCACTATAATTACAATGTAGTCATAACTTATGAGCTTAGATTAAATAATACTTCAGGTGGTATCTTATTTGCTAGGAGAGCTCCAGCTATGATAGCAGATGCTGTTTACTATAAGCCAAGTATTGGGGTGGTAGCACCAACTATCCCTATCGTTTCAGCTAATCTATACTTAGATAATAACCCACCAAACGCAACTGTTGTTAATTCAGTAGCAGCCCCTTTGACTATACCTAATGGTGTCACTACCATTCTTACACAAACTGCACAGGTTGACCTTCCATTTTCTGCTCCATTCATTAATAGTGGTGTTCCAGTAAGTTTAGGGCTAACCGTTATTCAGTTTCCTAATAATGGCTTTGTTCAAGGATGGGCTACAGGTGGTGTAGGTGGCCCTGCTTGTCCATCAGGTCAAGTTAGCATACAGGCTGTGATAACAAACATACAACTAAGCATAGTACCTAGTAGTACAGTATATGCAATAGGTGGTACAATAGATGTCAATGATTACGTGCCTAAAAAGATAAAGCAGTCAGACTTCATTAAGGGCATCTTTAATATGTATAACCTATATGCTCAGGTAGATAGCGTACAACCAAACAAACTACTACTGCAGAATAGAGATGATTTCTATGATAGTGGTGTGGAGGTAGACTGGACTGAGAAGCTTGCTAAAGACCAGGAGCAGGAGTTATCTTTTTTACCTGAGCTAACAGCTAAGAAATTAATACTAACCTATGCTGAAGATAAGGATGCACCCAATGTAACCTACACAAATGCCACTAGTGATATCTATGGTCAAGCTGAGGTTATCTTCGATAATGAGTATGTTAAGGAGGTAGACACTAAGCCTATACTATTTAGCCCTACTCCTGTTATCAAAACTTTGTTTGGAGCATTTGTGCCTATGATAGCAGGAGCAGCACCTGAGACTAATATACGTATCTTATATGATAAGACACTTACAGGTGTACCATTAGCTACCTGTGGACCGTACTCTATTTTAGACTATGCATCTGTAGGGCAAAGCAACTTAACTAGCTATCCATTAGTAGGTCACTTTGATGATCCTCTTAATCCTAGCTTTGATATTAACTTCGCTATCTGTGACTTCTACTATTACCAACCTACTAGCCTAACAGATAACAATCTATATAACAGATATTGGAGGCGTACAATGGGGCAGATTAACAATGGTAAGATGCTCATAGCTAACTTTGATTTGAAGGAGAATGATATCCAAGCTCTTAAGCTCAATGATAAGATAAGGATAGATAACTCATGGTGGAACATTAACAAGGTTATTGATTATGATGCCAATGCTCGCAAGCTTACAAGGGTAGAGCTGATTAGCATAGATAACGAGATTAATTTTACAAAGTTTATGGGCCCAGGTGGCCCAGTAATACCTACCCCTCCTGCAAGTATAGGCCCTATGCAGATGCTAGCCATGAGTAATATCAATACTACTAGAATGATTACCACTAATGTGTTTGGCAATCAGGCTAATGCTATGGTAATGGGTAAGGGTAACGTAATAGTAGGAGGCACTAGATCAGTAGTGGTAGGAGATAACTATGTAATAGGTGAGAATGAATTAGTAGGTGATAACCTAAGAAGTAACTCTTTTAACGGTGTAGCTGTAGGCATCACACCATTGGTATACACTGCTACCTTAACTCAGGTAGGGATAGGTGATCCTATAGCTCAGGTAATTAATGATACAATAGGAGGCATCACTTGGACACGCTCAAACGTAGGTGAGTACGTAGGATATTTAGATGGGTATAACATAGGCGATATAATAGTGCCATTTTTTACCGTCATGATTAATAACGTATTCTATGATGGTATAGTATCTACCACTTACTTAGGTGCATCTAACGAAGTATATATTACTACCTCACAAATAGGCACAGGATACATAGATGGTTACTTATTAAATACAACAATCGAAATTAAATACTACGGATAATGAATGAAGTAACTATACCAATAAAATTAGCAGGCCTCGGTGAGATGAAGGCTGAGCTGAAGCAGATTAAAAATGACTTAGTAACTGCTACTGATCCTGCTGAGATAGAAAGATTATCCTCCAGGGCAGGTGAACTTAATCAGAAGCTTAAGGAAACTAATAAAACTATTAAGAACTTTAGTACAGGATCTACTGTACAACAGGTAGGCAATCAGATAAGTGGTATTAAGGATAGTCTAATGAACATGGACTTTTCTAAGGCAGCGACTCAGGTAACTGCTTTCACAGCTACGGTTAGCAAGTTCAAAGTAGGTGATTTAACTAAGGGCTTAGGAGCTTTGACTAAGTCTGTAGCTCAACTCGGTATGACCTTTGTAAAAATGGGGATACAATTATTAGCCAACCCCTTGTTCTTATTAGTGGCTGTAATTGTTTTAATAGTAGCAGGATTTTTGCTCTTCCTTAATAAGATTGGTGTCTTACAAAAAGCCTTTGATATGTTAATGATACCTATTAATATTGTTATACAATTATTCAAAGACTTAACTGATTGGCTAGGCTTAACTACCCATGCTGCAGATGAGAACGCTGCTAAAGTATCAGCAGCTATGGAACAGGCATCAGCAGCTAGTAAACTAAGAAGTGAACAAATAGGGAAATCTTATGATCATGAAATAGCAATGGCTAAATTAGCAGGCAAAGATACTGTTAAACTAGAACAGGAAAAATCGGTTAAACTGCAATACGAGGCACAGGCTAGGATAAGGTATAATCAAAAAACTTACAATGCCATGAGGCACATGGATGATGAAGAGTCCGTCAAAAAGAGAATAAAATTAAAGGAAGATATTAAAGCAGAGAATGATATTATACAGGCTGGTGCCTACTCAAGAGAAGAGATGGTTGCTTCCAATGAAAAGAAGGTAGCAGATAATGCAAAGAAGGTAGCAGATAATGCTAGGTCTGTTGCCAAGACTTTAGCTGCAAATAGGCTAGCTGCTCAAAGACAAATTGAAGATTTAAGGATAGCTGCGATAAAAGATGATGCAAAAAGAGAACAAGAGATATTAACTGAAAAGTATGACAGGCTACGTGCTGATTTGCTTACAGATGCTACTAAGACTGACAAAGAAAGAAAAGCATTAAAAGAAGCCTTTGATTTAGCAGAAAAAAATGAGCAGGATAAAATAACTGAAACTGCACTAGCAGCTGCAAAGAAAAAAGAAAACGAAGGCTATCAAGCACTCAATGCATTGAAGATAGCTAACATGGTTGAGGGTGAAGCTAAGATAGTAGAACAGCAAAAGGTAGCCTATAACCAATCTATTAATGCAGCCAAAGAAAAGTATGGAGCAGAGTCTGCAATATTTATTGAAATTCAAGATGAATTAGCAAAAGCAGATGCAGCTACTACTAAGGCTCGCTCAGATAAAAAAATAGCTGACCAACAAGCTCTATTGAACTCACTTAATGAATTAAACTTAACTGATGACCAACGTAAAATAATGGCCATTGAAGCTCAGTATATTAAAGAGCAAGAGCTTGCTAATGGTAATGCTGAGACTTTGCTAGCCTTGGAGAATAAGCATAAAGCAGATATTGAAAAAGTTGAGAATGATGCTGCTATTGAAAGAATAGAAAAAGAGAAACAAGTAAGAGACGCTAAGCTAGGTTTTGCTAAGGATACAGTAGATGGGCTTACCAACTTAGGAGGGATGCTAATCAAAGACCAAAAGAAACTTGAGAAATTTAACAAGGCATCTGCTCTCATTCAAATAGGTATTGATACTGCTAAGGCTATCTCTGCATTAGTAGCAGCTGCTAATACTAACCCATTGAATGCTGTAACAGGAGGAGGTGCAGGTATAGCACAATTCGCTTCAGGTATTATTCAGATAGCTACTAATATAGCTAAGGCTAAGCAGTTACTCACATCACCATCTACACCTGTAACAGCAGGTGGAGGAGACACTGGAGGTGGAGATACTGGTGGTGGTAGCAATACAGCCACTATGATACCTCAGGCAGCTCAGCTGTTTGGCTCATCTAACAATGCTAACACTATGAGTGCAGGAGGTGATAGTTCAGGTGGTGGTACTAATATGATGGTTACAGCTGTGGTATCAGAGACTCAGATAACAAACGTGCAAAAGAAAATAAACATGATAAATAAAAACTCAGAGCTATGAATTCCTTACAAGCAATAATTAACCACATCACAGCATTCTATACAGCCCATAAGCAAGTCTTTAAGGTAGGCAGCGACTTCAAAGAACAGCTGTATAACTTTGCTACTCAAAATGAGAAGTACCCCCTGGTGTATATAGTACCTAGTGGGGTAATACCTACAGAAAATACTACTGAGTTCACCTTTGATATTTACTGCTATGATATAATACAAAAAGATAGAGCTAACATCATCACCATTTTAAGTGACACTCAGCAGATACTTAATGATTTGTACATCTACTATATGGATAGCACTGACTATAGCTTTGATGTGGTAGGTGTGCCTACCTTTACTCCCCTCAACAATGACTTGCTAGATTACGCTGCAGGGTATCAGATGAGTATCACACTTACTGTCAATGACTGGACTGATTGTGCAGTACCGATCTAAACAAATCACTTTACTAAACTAATATAGTTATGGCGAATAATACACTACAACAAATAGCAACAAATTTAGGAGTAACAGGTTATGATGATACTAGCTTACTCATTGGCATAGCTGAATACTATGGTGTTAATCCTAATCAATCTAAGTGTCTAATGTTTGATATCTTAGAAGCTCAGGGTGGTGATGCTGCTAACTCTGTAAATTATATGGAGGATTTAGTCGTAACTTTATCAGGAACTGCTAATAGCCTTAATGTAATAGAAGAATGGGAAACTATAACAGCAGGACCTCCTGTATATTTCACTACTACATGGACTACTACAATTCCAAACGAAACTATCACTCTACCCTATGATCCAGCAGGTACTTATTCAGGAACTATAGATTGGGGAGATAACAGTACAGATGTAAATAGTTTTGCTAACAGTTCTCATACTTATGCCTTAGCAGGCACTTATACTGTTGAGATAATTGGGGATTGTATCGGGTGGAATTTTGGTTCCTATGGAAGTGCAACTTATATTACATCGGTAGTACATTGGGGGCAGCTTGAGTTAGGTGCTAATAATGCAGGGTATTTTAATAGTTGCACTAACTTAGATTTATCATTAGTATCTGATATCCTTAATTTACAAAATATAACTAATCTTTCTCAAATGTTTGCCAATTCAAATACAATTACGATAAATAATATTAATCTATGGGATACAGGACAGGTCACTAGTATGAGTAGTATGTTTAATGGTGCAACTAATTTTAATCAAGCGTTAAGTTTTAATACAGAGAATGTTAATGATATGAATAGTATGTTTGCTAATGCATCTTCTTTCAATGGTATATTAAGTCTTAGTACAGGATCAGTTACTGATATGGGTAATATGTTCTATAATGCATCTTCTTTTAATCAACCATTGGCTTTTGTTACCGAGCAAGTTGTAAATATGAATGCTATGTTTTATGGTGCAACTAATTTTAATCAAAACATAGGAGCTTGGGATGTATCTATTGTCAATGATTTTCAAGATTTCATGGCTAGTAAAACACCTGCCACTTTCTCTACTGCTAACCTTGATGCTATCTACAATGGATGGAGCGAATATGATGTTATATTAGGGTTAAGCCCTGTTGATTTTGGCACAGCAAAATATTCACCTGCAGGTATAGTAGGCAGGGCAAGGCTTACAAATGTGTTTTTATGGAATATTAATGATGGAGGATTGTAATGGCATACGCAAAAAATGGTATATTCAATGTGCTCTATCCTACTCGTAGGAAGATGGCTACTATTCTTAAGAGGATTGTAAGAGATGATATCTCTAATCCTACAGGCAGTACACTAGTAGATAGCATCAGAATTAATGCTCAGATAGTAAACATGGAAAGATTAGAGATAGAGATAATAGCTATGTATTATTTTATCTTTTTGAATAATGGGGTACCACAAACTTCTAATGCTTATGGACCTAATAGTGGTCAGATAGCTCCTAGAGAATTTGTAGATAAATTTACTCAGGAAATGGAGAGCTCAGGTATCACTGCTGAAATATATCAACAGTACTTTGATTGGCTTAGTAAAAATTATCCTATGAACCAATGGGTGCCTGTTATCAAAGAAAATCAAAAGCTAGTATACACTTTCTATGCATTAGATCCTCCTGCTGATTTCGTTGAGGGGTATCCGTTAAATGTCTAACTCTTTTTTCATTCCCAACATATTAAATACATAGGTAAGTGGTAGAGCTCCTACAGCTTCACTTTTTGTGATGTCACCATCAGTTAGGCCATAGATCATACGCTCCCATGACCATTTGTTCTCTTTTACTTCTTTCTCTACCTCTTTTATCTCTTCAGGCTCCATGGCTGCCTTATCATCTGCTGTTAGCTCCTCTTCAGCTTCGCCAAACAAATTCTTATACACATCTAGAAAATTCTCCCTAAACTTTAGAAACTCAGCTACTATACCATACACATCAGTAATTGGTAGATCTAGAAACTTCTCAGCTCTTACTTTTATATCATAATCATAAGTCTCCAGTACTACCTCACCCCACTCATTTACTTTAGTTTGCCTGTATAGGATAGCACATATCTTATCTAGGTTAGTGTGGTAATTATCATTGAAGTAATAGTCCAGGTCAATGTACTCAAACAAGCACAGCTTAGACAATGGCTTTATTCTCATACCTAAGAGCTCATGCTTATATTGTTTAGATGGTTGAGTGTTTGACCACTTCATATCATTTACCATCTGCACCATATCATCTAGATCTAGCTCATCTACCTCTTCATAGGTCATGTCAGTAACTATAGAAATCAATTCACTATTGTAACCATTGGCTCCCTGGTCTTTGTCTATTTGGCTTATCTCAATAAACTGCTCAACTGAGATATTACTCCACTTCTTCGGAAGGTACATCTTCAACTTGTTTAGCTAGCTTGTTAGTGATAAAGAGTAAGTAAGGGATAGCTATGTTAGCCTTAAGCTCTTTAATCAATTTTGCCTTAAGTTTAAGGTGAGCCTCAGCATAATGCTCAGCAGGTGTAAGATCATCCCTCTTAAAGAAAACTGCTAGGACATCTGAGATATATCCTTTAGGTTTAGCTATGGCTATCTTCTCAATAAGCTTAGTATCTCTTACTGTCATTTTAAGCTCAGCTGTGTAGCTGTATCCTGCTAACTCAATTTTTGAGATGGTAGGGTAGTCTACCTCAGGGATAGTATTGAATGCATTGGTGTACTCAATAAAGTCAGCCACGTCTACATCATAGAACTCACTTTCAGCTAATCCTAGGCTAGCAAAGATTTGTAAGTGCTTATCTACAGCATCCAATTCCTTATTGTTGCTAAGCTCTGTTATTACTTCAAACTGCTCTATAGTCAGCTCGTCAAGGTGGTTAGGGATATCCCTTCCTAAAATAGTTATCATAGTTTTAATTTTTTTACAAATATACAAATAATATAATATAGGTATGGCTAAAGATAATTTACCTATTTACAAAATTACGATTGATCCTGAATACTCTGAAAACGGAGAAGATTTAGGCATAGAACAAATAGCTTTTACATCCACTCCTGCTATCAAAGTAATGGGTATGGCTTTCAATTCTCAGGCTAAGCAAATGATATTTAAAGATAATGTTAAGTATCGTATTGTAGCACCTGCTCTTATCCCTATGGAGATCTATAGAAAGGATGACGAAGATGGTAAAGAATATTACGTTTCATTTTCAGTAGAAGAAATCGAAAGAATACATTCTAAGTTTATGAAGGACATGTCTAATAAGGACCTGTTTAATTTAGAGCATGATACTACTGAGACTGTACCAGCATATATTTTGGAAGCATGGATTGTAGATAGCCCCCTTAAAGATAAGGCATACTCATCATTCGGTATAGAGGTACCTACCGGTACCTTAATGGTAACAGCTCAGGTAACTGATGTTGAGTACTATAACCATTTGGTAGATAATGACCAGGTAGGCTTCTCAATAGAGGGATATTTAGGTATGAAATTAAAAGCAGAAACACAATTAAAAACCAAAATAAATATGAACAAATTACCTGATGGAGAGCACACTATCGAGGGTAAAATCTATGTCGTAGTAGACGGTGAGATTACTGAGATACGTGATGCTGAAGTAGTGGCAGCCCCAGAAGAGGTAGCCCTAGAAGATACAGTAGTAGAAGAGGAGGAAGTAGTAGAAGAGACTATGGCTGTAGATCCTGTATTAGATGCTGAGGCAATACTAGCAATAGTTAAGCCTGCACTAGATGCAGAAGTAAATAATTTAGTAGCTATGATAGCAGATCTTAAAGCCCAATTAGAAGAGGCTATGGCTGTTGATGGTGAAGAAGTGGTAGTTGAGGAGGCTGTAGCGTTGAGCGTGCAGCAAAGATTAAGTAACTTTAATAAATTTAACAATAACAAATAAAAAAAACAAAATGAGAAAACTAAGATTTGACTTAAACAATGGTGCAGGTGCTACACTTACACCCAATGCAGAGAGCTTTTACTCTCAGGCTTACCTAGGATCATCAGATATCGTAGACAACTTTCGTACTTTACCAGGTGTAAAGTTTGAGGTTAAAATCGGTACTGTAACTTTTGGTGATATTTTACAACCATCTACATGTGCTTTCACTGCACCAACTGATGAGCTTACAGCTAAATTAATGAGTGTTTGTGCTTTATCTAGCATGGCTCAAATTTGTCAGTTTGACTTAGAGCAGTCTTTTGTTTCTTTGCAAATGGCTCAAGGTTCAAACGGAGATTTCTCTGTAGCTAACTTTATGAATTTTTACTGGTCTGAGATGGCTAACTCTATTAATGGATCTATTGAATCATTGAGATGGCAAGGTGATGCTGCTCTACCAAGTGGCCCACTTTCTTTATGTGATGGTTACGAAGTACAACTTGCAGCAGATGTCGATGTTATCCCTTACCATATGACTGCTACACCTACTTTTGCTCAGTTATTAACTGACTTAGAGGCTGCATTTTCTTTAGTACCTGCTAACATTGCATCACGTACTGCTGATTTACGCATCTACTTACCAACTCAATTAGTAAACATCTACCGATTAGGAGTAGCTTCAGGTAACACTAATGCTTATATCACTCAAGATCTATCTTTGACTTACTTAGGTATCAAAATAGTTCTTTGTCCAGGTATGAGTAATGACACTTTAGTAATTACTTTGAAGGATAATTTAGTATACTTGTTTGATGGTGAAGGTGATCCATCAGATCTACGTGCAGTGAACTTAGCAGATACAGTTGCTGAGCCTTACATCAGAACTCGTGCTAACATGAAGGTAGGATTTAACTATGTTAATCCAACTGATATCGTTTTTGGATCTTAATTATTAATTCATAGAGGGGGGCAACCCCCTTTATATAAAACTTAAAAAACATGCCAACATGTACAGCCCTCGAGGGCATTCAAAAAAGTTGCGATAATAACAGTGGTGGTATCTATCAAGTATGGTTTATCCCTCAGGATAACATTAACGTAGTTACTGCAAACACTACATACCCTAGCTATGAGGTAACAGCTATTACAGTTACACCTGCTTTAACAGTGTTTGATAATTACTTCATTCGCAGAAACACATCAAACTATACAGAAGAGCAGGCTGCTGATTTAATCAATGGCTCTACTTTTGTAACTCAGACTATCAATTTAGTATTCCACAGACGTGAAGCTGCTAAGTCTAATGCACTTAAGATACTTGCTTCAGGTCAACAATACCTTGCAGGTGTAGTATTAGATGCTAATGGTAGATATTGGTACTTCCCATACTTGCAGCTTACAGCTACAGGAGAAGGATCAGGAACTGCTAGAGCTGATGGTTCTAAGTACACAGTTACTTTGGTAGCTGAGAATGAGTCTTTAGCACTAGAGGTACAGTTAGCAGGTGGACCTGCAGCTTACACTGCTTTAGGCTTGATTTAATCTATTGCCTTTCTAAAATCAGCCCTGCAATTTGTGGGGCTTTTTTTATTTCTAAACATTTTGAAGTGAACATCTAATATAGGTATGATATACATTGAACAAGGTGTGATTAATCAAATTGTGCTAACCTTAACAGAGGTCACAACTGTACCCACCCCTCACTATCTATTCGCTTTTACTAATGAAATGAATACTACTAGTAGCACTCAGCTATTTACTACTGCTGATACTAGCTCATACCCTGAAAGATACAATCTTTTTGTACTTAATGAGCCTGTAGATATCACATTATTACAAGGGCAATTTATTTACCAAGTTTATCAGAGCTCAGTACCCTATGTACTACCTTTAACTATTGCACAATCCACAGGAGTAGTGATAGAAGAGGGTAGAATGGTGGTAAGTGGGCCTGTAGGGACTTCAATATACGATTAATTATGGCATGGTATAATAACTTTTTTAAGAAAGAGAGCACAGCTCCAGAAGTGGTGGAAGGATACCAATCCTTTAGCACCCCATTTATGCCTGTTGGCCCTGGCAATCTTACACTACCTTATGTAGATAGTAGATATTCTGCTAACATGTGGATTAATTTTGGGGATGATAATCTCTACCCTAGTATACTCAATCAGATGTACTACTCATCACCTTTGCATGGTGCTATTGTGGACTTCAAAACTAATGCAGTGATAGGTGGTGGCTTTGCCCTTAAGACTGATTTGCTTACTACTGTTGAAAAATTAGAGCTTTATACTTTTGAAAGAAAGATTAACTTAAAGCATATAGTAAAGGCTGTCACTAAGCAGCTCATCATCCACAACAGGGTGTATTTTAAGATTTGTTATGGTCAAGGTAAAAAGATTAGCAGGATAGAGAATGTATCACCTGAGAAGGTGCGAGTAAGTGCAGATAAGAGAATGTATTTTATTTGTGATGATTGGTCACGTAGGATAGGCATTCAAGAGATTAAGCCATACCACATAGCCAATACTGACTATGAGCAGTTATATTGTTATGAGATTAAGTCTATAGGCCAGGACCACTATTCTCTACCACAATATACTAGCTGTCTTAACTTTGCTTTCTTATCAGGTGAGCTAAGCTACTTTGCTAAGTCTAATATTCAAAACTCAATTTTCCCTTCATTTGCTATGATGTTTCCTAAGAGGCCACAATCAGAGGAGGAGAAGCACATGATCAAAGAGACTATAGATCGTATGAAAGGGGCTGCTAATGCAGGGAAAGCTGTGGCATTCTTTGCTAATAGCCAGGATCAGTTACCTAAGATAGAAGCCATGCCAACTAATGGTAATGATAGCCTATTTCAAGAAGCTTCACAACTTAACACTGAGCAGATATGTTTTGCTCACACAATAGATCCTATCTTAATGGGAGTACGTACTACAGGAAGCCTTGGAGGTGGTGCAGATATTAAGCAGGCTTATGTTATTTTTGAAAAGAATGTAGTAATGGAGCTAAGGGGATGTGTTGAGCATATTTTTAACGAGTTATTAACAATCTCTAAGATACCTGCAGATTTCACTATCAATAACTTCCAGGTCATAGATGAGTCTATAGTAGAGCTAGAGGGTGATGCTTCAAGAATAAACAATCTTATCAGTGCTATGCATCCTACTGTTGCTCAGAAGATACTTGACAACATGACACCAAACGAGATAAGAGCTCTAGCTGATTTACCTGCCATTGAAACAACCCCAACAATAACACCTACTGTCTGATGCTATATTTTATCACTGAAACTTATCTAAAAGTTAATACACCTATTACAGCCAATGTGGATGTTACAGATGTAACACCATACATAGCTACTCAGGCAGCACTAAGAGTACAGCCTATTTTAGGCACTACTTTCTATAACTATATGCTAACTCAGTATAATGCTCAGACACTTAATCCTGATGAGGTAGACTTAGTTGAGTTCATACAGCCTGTGATAGCTTGGAGATCTGCAGAGGATGCTGTTTTCGGATTAACTTACCAACTTAAAAATAAAGGTTTACAAACACAATCAGGTGACTACTCTGCAAGTGTATCACGTAATGAGGTGGCCTTTGGTATGGAACACTACGCTCAAAAGGCATCATTCTTTGAGCAGAGATTAATCAGATGGCTGCTAGTTAATAGAAACCTATTCCCTCAGTTTATCTCTACCACTAATCAGGATACTGATCTAAGGCCTATGTTCAATAACTGCAGCTGCATTAACCAATACCAAACAACTTGCTTAGGCACCTGTGGCACTTTCAGGGAGAACGGATATAATAACTCTATTCTTATTCTCTAATGAAAGTACAGTTAGCCATTCTTTTATCCTCAATTCAAAAATACATTATTCAACTTTTCGCAGTGGTAGGCTCTTTCTTTTTACCTATCTCAGGTATATTATTTTTAATTGGTTTTGCTATCTTAGTAGATACGCTAACAGGTATATGGAAGTCTAAGAAATTAGGCATCCCAATCACATCTCGCAAACTATCAGCCATTGTATCTAAGTTGTTTTTATATGAGGTGGCTGTTATTGGTTTTTACCTAATAGATAAGTTTATTCTGAATGATATTATTTTAATATTTTTTAGTGTGCCTTTGATGCTCACCAAAATTCTATCTCTAGTACTTTGTAGTATAGAAGTTATATCAATCTCAGAAAATTACAAGGCTGTAAAAGGCATAGATATATGGTCAGCATTTAAGAATTTATTACAGCGTTCAAAAGAAATAAAAAACGATATAGATGGAGTTAGATATAAGCAAGATAATACAACACCGATTATCTAAGGATCAATACGTAGATGAGCTTACTGACAAAAAGCAGATATACCTACACCATACAGCAGGAGGCCCTGATGCACTATCAGTAGCTAAGTATTTTGATACTAAGCCTGAGAGAGTTGCAACAGCTTTTATTATAGGCAATAGAGGTACTATAGTGCAATGCTTTAGCTCTAAAAATTGGGCTTACCACTTGGGCCTTAAACAAGAGATATTCACTGAGTCAGGGGTGGCCTATAAGAGCTTAGATAAGATATCTGTAGGCATTGAGATCTGTAACTATGGACCATTAACCAAAAAGAACGGATATTACTATAATTATGTAGGTGGCAAAGTAGACTATACTGAGGTTACTATACTAGATCAAAAGTACAAAGGCTATATCTATTGGCAGAAGTATACAGATGCACAAATAGAGAGCACTAGACAGCTTCTAGTCTACCTTTGTGATCAGTATAATATCCCTAGAGATTACTTTGCTACCATCTTTGATATTGACAAACGTGCTTTGAAAGGAGAAAGTGGTATATTTACCCACAATTCAGTGCGAAAGGATAAGAGTGACATCTATCCCTGCCCTAGAATGATAACAATGTTAGAGAGCTTATGAGACACTTACTACCCATTCTGATACTATCCCTACTATTTAGCTGTTCAGACGCTAAGAAAGCACAATACCACTATAAGAAGGCGGTTAAGTTTGGGTTAAGCATAGCAAATGATACAATTAAGATTAATACTATAGATAGCTTTGCAGTGATACGTAATGATACGCTTATATACGAAAAATTCATAACAACTAAAGACACTATTATACAGATATTAGAGATGCCTAAGACCAGGTATCAGACCAGGATAGAATATAGATACAAAACTCAGATACTAAAACAAGATGTGCTGAAATACAAGTACATATATAGAGAAGCTAAACAGCAGCGTAAAGCTGTGCAGATAACTAAATCCAAAACTAATTGGATGCTCCTAGTATGGGGCTTTATTATAGGAGTACTCCTGTCATTCGTTACTAGACTATTACTTAAACTTTATTTATGATCAAACATTCAAAAAATGTGCATGAGCTTATCATTGATAATCTTTATGCACGTATTGCTATGCTATCTGATCTACACTGGGATAATCCTCACTGTGATAGGGAGATGCTCAAGAGACACCTAGACTATTGCTTAGAAGAGGATATACCTGTTATGATAAATGGTGATATGTTTTGTCTTATGCAAGGTAGAGGAGATAACAGACGTAACAAGTCAGACATAAGACCTGAACACAATAACGCTAAATACTTAGACTCTATAGTTGAAACTGCTGTAGATTGGTTTCTCCCCTATGCACACATCATTAAGCTTGTAGGATACGGTAACCACGAAACTGCTATAATCAAATTTCAAGAAACTGACATCCTACAAAGATTTGTGGACCTTCTAAACTATAAAGCAGGATCTAACATTCAAACAGGTGGTTATGGTGGATGGTTAGTAGTTAAGCAAAATTCAGGATGGGGATCTAAATACTCTACTAAGGTAAAGTACTTCCATGGTTCAGGTGGTGGTGGTATAGTTACAAAGGGTGCTATCAATTTAACCAGAGCATTAGAAACCTATGAGAACTTTGATGTGTTTACAATGGGCCATATACATGAGAACAGCTGTAGGAATGATGTAAGAGATACTATAGAGCATCATAGTGTAGGAGGTTATGTACTCAAACAGAAGCAGTTACACCTCATGCTCACAGGTACCTATAAAGAAGAGTATGGAGATGGTTCTCAGGGGTGGCACGTTGAACGTGGAGCTCCCATTAAGCCATTAGGAGGTAGGATACTTACCATAAAATTATTGAGGGCCACTACAGGTGATAGATTAGTGACAAAATATATTGACTCTCATAAGTTTAATTTGTAATTTTTTACATATATTTGCATCAGGTCTCGTATTAGAGACTCATAGCCCCCTATATCTTTGGTTAGTTTGGTAGGGGGTTATTTTTTTGCCAAGATTTGTGACGGTTATAGCCAACATAATAGCTAGAAT